CCTGTTAGAACAGCGCACAATTCTCGACTGCGTGAAGGAAGGTAAGCAGGCACCCACCGCTCGTCTTCGATCCGCAGTTACCACAGTCGAAGAGATTATCGACTCACACGAAGAAGTCGTAGAAGGATACGCTGGGTTCCCCATCGAGAAAGAACTCATCACTAAGAACAAAGGTAAGTTCAAAGATGATCGTAATATTGGTAGAGTGATCTCCCAAGGTGGTCAGTCAATGGTCATCACAGGTAAGAAAGCTGATGGTCGTTATTCTGTTGTAGGTAAGAAAGGCGAGAAGACTGCTAAGGCACCCGAAGACATTGGTTTGAATATGCAGAGGGAGCATATTGATATCGATGATCTGCATCAACAGATGGTCGAAGGTATGAAGGCAGCACGTAAGAACGTTGGTGCTGATTCTTGCTGGGATGGTTACAGTGCAAAGGGCACAAAGAAGAAGGGCGGTAAGGAAGTTCCTAACTGTGTCAAAGAAGAAGAACTAGACGAACTCTACAAGGGTAAGCACGGTCAGTCTGAGAAAGAGTATCAGGACAGTCGCTCTGACGGTGGCAAGATGATCTCTGGTGACAGCAAGCACAGTGGTGCTGCATACTCACACCGCTCCTTTAAGGGTGTCGGTAAACCTGCTAAGCCAGGTGAGCGTCAGAAGAACCAGGGCAAGATGGACAGAGGCACCCGTGCTGATATTGCATACCGTAAGGCAAACCTTAAAGCAAAGAACGAAGAATTTGATGCACTCGTCAACGAGATTATTCTTGATGAAGCATTCGATGATTATACATTTGAAGAACTGCATGACATCTGTGTAGAGGCACTTAACGAACTCGACATTGATGATCTCCATGAAACCTTTGCTATCCTTGATGATATCGAACTGCTGACTGAGGTTACCAGTCCTGCTAAGGTTAATGCTCTTCGATTGAAGGACAAAGCATCTGCTGCTTCTGGTGAAGGTCAGAGTGCTGGTAGGGATGCTGGTGCTGAGGCACGTAAGCGTCTTGGTGATAAGAAACCTGAGGCAAAACCTGAGGTTGGAGCACGACGCGAGAAGATGAAAGCAGCATTGAAGTCTGCTGGTTCTGTTGTTAAGAAAGGTTTGAAGACGGCAGGTGCTGCTGCATCTAAGGGTGCTGGTTATGCTGCTGGCGCTGCTGGTCGTGCTGCTAAGGGTGCTGCTAGTAACTTCAAGAAAGGTTATGAGCGTGGATCCCAAGGATCTAGTGGTAGTAGTTCTACCTCGTCAGTCTCCTCTGGTTCTACTAGCAACAATAGTGGTGGTTCTACTAGTTCATCCAGTAGTGAACCACGTACTAGACTGCGTGACAAGATCAAGTCTGGTATCAAGAAAGTTGTGGGCGGCGTGGCACGTTCGGTTTCTCGTGGTGCTCGTGGCGTAGCAAGACGCATGGGTGAAGAGACTACATATTCATGGCGCGATAGTATGGGTCTAGACCAATGAAGGACTCCCAAGTAAAACAAAATATTACTACCACTCAGAAGAAAGGTAACGTAATTATCAATCCTAAAAAAGAAGATCTCATGTCTGAATCACTAAGAAAAATTGTTCGCTCGGAGGTAGAATCTCTTAGAGAATCTGCTAAGAAGAAAGCAAAGAACATCAAGGCCGCCAAGGCAGGTAAGCGTTGGCAGGATTCTGATGGTGACGGCAAGTGGTATGAACCTGGTCAAGATGTTGCCGTTAAAAAGGAAGAATGTGAAGCACCTGCAAAATCATCAGTTGATGACTCTGAGTCTAAGGCAAAGAGTAAGGAACGTATGAAGCAGAAGATGATGCAGATGACTCAGGACCATGATGCTAAGCGTTCTGGTAAGAGTGTAAAGTGATTAGCGAACTGAAATCTTCTCTTCTTGGCGACAAGAAATATATGGAGAAGAGAGCAGAGTCTGAAAAGAAGCACAAAGAACAAGACGCTCGCATGAAATATGGCAAGCGTTATAAAGATTTTGTGAAAAAGGATGACGATGCTCCTACTAAAACTAGTAAAGGTGTCCGTGCTCTCCATAAAGGAAAGTGGGGATACATGAAGGATAGGAAGTTTACAGCAGACTAGAAACATATATAGTATAGTTTGTGTGATCTATTATGTCCTTCCTACTTCCTTTGGCATCCAAAGTTATTGATGCTGCTGTTGCTAAGATTCCCGATGATGCAGAACTTGGTGAGAAACTAATTGATATTTGTTTGCTTATTCTAGGTAAAGCAGTTAAGTTGACCAAGACTACTGCCGATGATGAACTACTTGCTAAGGTTGCATCTGCAATCCAAGCACGATGACACTTCGAGACTGATCCAAATGGGTCGGTCTCCTTTTTTATAAATAATTCATAAGACACACGACCTTTCAGGAATTCAAGAGACATGGCTGTATTTGGAAAACTAGACGCCAAGGCAATGGGCACTGATGTTGCCGTTACTAATGGCGATGCCACTGTTACTACTGCTGGCGACTTCACTAATGCATCTGACAACCTAGTTGTTGTTGGCGATGTGCTAGAAATTTCAGGCGTTGCTTACATTGTTAAGCAAGTTACTAGTGCAACTGCTCTGGAATTGCACAAAGCATATGCAGGAAGCACAGCAACCATTGCTGCCGCCGCTGCTGTACGCAGAACTCCCCCTAAGGCAGTTGCTGAGTTTGTGATTAAGGGTGGTGATAGCAACTCCTACGACCTGGTGTTCGTTGACACCACCGAGATGCTGCTCGCAGAGAACAAGTCTCGCGGTATTACTGGTCCTGGTTGGTGGCAGTATCGCACATTCACCACTGCTGCTGGTGACACTAAGCATAAATCTGAATGCCTTGCATTCGTCCATGCTGCTGCTGGCGCTGCTGGTGACGACGCTGATGACACCATCGTTGCTGACGTAGCATCTGCTGTGACCGTTACAGTTCAACCTGCTGCTTCCACATCCTCCTCTGGTGCGGGTACGTTTACTCTTACCACTACTACCACAGGAACACCTGGTGCTCTTGTATATGTCTGGCAGCGTCAGACAACAACTGGCAAGCGTTGGACCAACGTCACTGCCTCTCTTGACACTGGTGTAACTTATGCAGACTTCACGACCGCAACTCTTGCTTACAGTGGCCTCGCTGCTGACACTCTGGACGGTTATAAGTATCGCGTCAAGATTACCTCAGCAGGTGGAACGGAAGAAGTCATCACCGATGGCGCAGCGACCCTGACATTCGGTACTTGATGATATAACTTTGTTATGAGATTTGATGAACTAAACGAATCTAATCACTTGATGTTTGCCATCAAGTATTATGAGAACCCCCATTCAGTAACTGTTGATGACTTCATGGAAGACATGAAGAAGTTTAAGTACCTTAAACGGTTACTTAAACGATATGTATCCACGGGGGTTCTCCGAACCAATCTAATATTGAATCATTTAATTATACTATATAATGTGTTTGGTGATGGAACATTACCTTTACTAATGTATAAACTAGAAAGGGAATACTGGTCAGTCCTTAAAACCTTTCTAATTTATATCAACAGATACCCTACTACGGGTGAAGGATGTTTTGAACATGTTGATATAGATGATCTAGCAAAACAGTTATTGGATGACCTGTGATTAACGAAGACGCTCCTACTAATTCAGTTGGCACTGGTGCTGAAACTGCATTACCACCATCTCATGAACCTCCTGGACTCACACGTCTTACTAGGCGTAAGGTAAAGAAGCGTAAGTTTGAGAAGAGTGTGGACCAGATGCTGACAACTGAGAATGTGGATAAGAACTATCTTCCATTTAGAGTGGCATTTGATGACGGACAGACTGACTTCATTTTATATGGGAAGTCGGAATCGCAAATTAAAATTGAACTGAGAAAGATCTATCGTCCAGAAATGGCGAAGAAGTTTAAGGTAACCAGACTTTATCCTAATCAAGTTATTAAATTCTATTGGGATAAACGTCAACAAGCACTAGGACACTAATTATGTCAGACATTAACTCCGCCATTCTAGAAAGATTGGAAAGAGTAGTTGATTCGTTACAGGATAATTCTGTAAAGATGGGTCAACTACTTGCTGTTCATAATGAAAAGATAGCAAAGCAAAGTGAAGTCGATGGAATTCTATTTGAAAAAATAGATAGACTTCATTCAGACCTCAATAAAGAGACAGACACAATCAAGAAAGGTTGTGAGAGAGACATCCGTCTTGTAGATGAAAGACTCAGGATGATGGAGAAAAAGATGTGGTCTATCTTTGGTGGTCTTGCTGTGATCTCATTCCTGGTTAGTGTGCCAGGTCAAAGACTGCTTAGGTCATTGACACCTGATGATCCATCTGCTATGGTAGGTACCACGGTACTGGGCATGATTGATGCTGGACGAGATTTACGTCAACAGAATGAGTTGGCGGTTAGACAAGTTCAAGAAAGTCAAAGACGGACTGTATAATTTTAGATGCCCCTACTGTGGGGACTCCTCTAAGCACAAGAACAAAGCGAGGGGATACTTTTTTGTCATGAAGCAACGCATGGTCTTCAAGTGTCACAACTGTGGCATGGGTAGAACGCTTGCTAACTTCCTGAAAGATCAGGATCCTAACACATACTCAGAGTATCAGTTAGAGAAGTATAGAAACAATGCTACTGGCAAAGCAAGTACAGTAGAGAACTTTGTGGTGCCTAGTAGTAAACCACATTTCAGTAAGAAACCTACATCAGGTTTGGTCAATATCAAAGACCTAAATAATGAACATCTCGCAAAGAAATATCTGCTAGATCGTTTGATCCATGAGGAGAAATTAGGATGTTTTTATTATGCAGATAAATTCAAACGATGGGTTAACACCCAGAAGCAAACGTTTGACTCCTTGCAAAACGATAGACCTAGAATTATTATCCCTCTCATTGGTGAGGATGGTATTTGGTTTGGTATCCAGGGTAGATCTCTGGCACCAACAAGCACGTTACGATACATCACCGTGATGTTTGAAGATCGTTTGAAACTATTCGGTCAAGATCAAATCAACCCTGAGCAAACAGTTTATGTCACAGAAGGACCATTCGACTCCACTTTCATTAGCAACGCTGTCGCTATGTGTGGTAGCGATGTTGACAACAGCACTCTACCTTATCGATCTAGGGTCTGGGTCTTCGACAACGAACCGAGGAACCGACAGATTGTTGATAGAATTGAGAGAACGATCAATACCAACGACCCCGTAGTTATATGGCCTAAGAATGTAAAGCAAAAAGATATCAATGATATGGTACTATCAGGTCTTGACCCTAGTGCTATAATAAGAGACAATACCTATCAAGGTTTAGAGGCAAAACTTAAACTAACAGACTGGAAAAAAGTATGAGCACCACAGTAGTAAAAAGAGACGGCATTGTTGAAGGTCTAGATATCAACAAAATTCATGTGATGGTCGAACATGCATGTAAAGATCTTGCTGGCGTGTCAGAATCTCAGGTAGAGATGAATGCAGAATTGCAGTTCTTTGATGGTATTGCTACCGAAGATATTCAAGAGATTCTAATTAAGTCTGCTAATGATTTGATCTCACTTGATGCACCTAACTATCAGTATGTTGCCGCTCGTTTGCTTCTATTCAGTCTTCGGAAGTCTGTATATAATGGACACCCAGAAGGACATCCTACTGTGTATGAACAGGTAAAACGTGGTGTGAGTCTTGGTGTATATGATCGCGATCTAATTAACTACTACTCAGAAGATGAGTGGGATGTTATTGATGGATACATTGATCATCATCGTGATTATCTATTCACCTATGCTGGCCTTCGTCAGGTTACAGATAAATATTTGGTACAAGATCGTAGCAGTGGTCAAGTACATGAGACACCCCAGTTCATGTATATGCTGATCGCAGCAACTTTGTTTGCACGATACCCAGAAGACACTAGGATTGATTATGTCCGAAGATACTACAACGCAATCTCCAAACACCAAATCAACATTCCCACACCTATCATGGCAGGGGTGCGAACTCCACTTCGACAATTTGCTAGCTGTGTTCTTGTTGATGTCGATGACACCCTCGATAGTATCTTTTCTAGTGACATGGCGATTGGCTACTATGTTGCTCAACGTGCGGGAATCGGTATCAACGCAGGCAGAATCCGTGGCATCAACGCTAAGATCCGAGGGGGAGAAGTGCAGCACACAGGTGTTGTCCCATTCCTCAAAAAATTTGAGAGCACTGTCAGATGCTGCACTCAAAATGGCATACGCGGTGGAAGCGCAACTGTCCACTTCCCCATCTGGCATCAAGAAATAGAAGATATCCTTGTTCTGAAAAACAATAAGGGTACAGAAGACAATCGAGTGAGGAAACTTGACTACTCAATCCAAATTTCAAAACTTTTCTACGAACGTTTCATTGCGAATGGAGAGATTAGCTTATTCTCACCGCATGACGTACCAGGTTTGTATGATGCTTTTGGTACTGATGACTTTGACACTCTATATCGGATGCATGAACTCAATGATGCTGTTCCAAGAAAGACTGTCGGGGCACAGGAACTCTTTCTAAGTCTTCTCAAAGAGAGGGCAGAGACTGGTCGTCTGTATATCATGAACATCGACCACTGCAACTCACACTCATCCTTCAAGGATAAGGTGAACATGAGTAACCTCTGTCAGGAGATCACTCTACCTACCGATCCCATTGACCATATTGATGATGACGCAGGTGAGATTGCTCTCTGCATTCTGTCTGCTATCAATGTAGGTAAACTACGTGATCTAGATGAGATGGAAGATCTTGCTGATCTTGCTGTACGTGGTCTTGAAGAACTGATTGACTATCAAGACTACCCTGTCCAAGCAGCACGTCGTAGCACCCTCTCACGGCGCTCTCTGGGCATTGGTTACATCGGTTTGGCACATTACCTTGCTAAAAAGGGATTAAAGTATGACTCCTCAGATACACACAGGGAAGTTCATAAACTGACCGAATCATTCCAGTACAATCTTTTGAAAGCATCTAATCAAATTGCTCAGGAGAAAGGTCCATGTGATGGATACGAACGTACTAAGTATCATGATGGAATCCTCCCTATCGATACATATAAGAAGGAGGTTGATGAAATTGTAGCACCTGAGTATAGTTATGATTGGGAAAGTCTTCGAGTATCTATCGCCACCTACGGACTTAGGCACTCAACATTGTCCGCACAGATGCCATCAGAATCTAGTTCCGTTGTGTCAAATGCAACCAATGGAATCGAACCACCTCGCGACTACTTGTCCACTAAAAAATCAAAGAAGGGGGTTCTTAAACAGATTGTTCCACAGTACAACACCTTAAAAAATAACTACACTTTGTTGTGGGATATGCCTTCTAACGAAGGATATGTAAAGATCGTTGCAGTAATGCAAAAATTCTTTGATCAAGCGATTAGTGGTAACTGGTCTTATAATCCTACACACTTCCCTGACAATGAGATTCCTGTGTCTGTTATGGCACAAGACTTACTTACAACATACAAGTATGGGTGGAAGACTTCTTACTATCAGAATACTTACGACAACAAAAAGGATGATGATGAAATCCACAAAGAACAACAACTTAATAGTCTTGTCGATGATATTCTGAGCGGTGATGAAGGGGAGTGTGATGCCTGCAATGTCTAAGGATGTTACCATCACATTATGTCCAGAATTGCAAGAAGACTTTGAGTCTTACCTTGCTGTCTGTGAATCCTTGGAGTTCTCTCCAAGGATCAATGCATTTTTAAATTACATTTCAAATTACGGAACTTACGGAGCAGAGAATGGGAGTAACAGTCTTCAACAGCAAGAAGGTTGACACGAAAAAACAACCAATGTTCTTCGGAGCACCACTTGGTATGCAACAATATGCTGAATTTAAGTATCCTGATTTTGATAAACTAACTCAGACCCAACTTGGATATTTTTGGAGACCCGAAGAGGTATCTCTGCAAAAAGATAGAGTAGATTACAAGACTCTTAATTCACAACAGCAACACATCTATACTTCTAACTTGAAGTATCAGATTCTTCTAGACTCTGTGCAGGGCCGTGGTCCTGGTATGGCATTCTCACCCTATTGTTCTCTTCCAGAATTAGAAGGTGCTATGGGGGTGTGGCAATTCATGGAACAGATTCACTCTCGTTCGTACACACACATCATTAAGAATGTATATCCCGATCCTTCTGTTGTGTTGGACACTACATTGAATGAACCACAGATTCTGAAACGTGCTAAGTCTGTTACTAAGGCATATGATGAGTTCCTAGAAGCAGTTGGTTCTTGGGCTGAGGGTGACATGTGGTCTTCTGAATGGGATGGTTCTCCATCTAAGGAGTGGACTATGAAGGATCTAAAACGTAAACTCTATCTGGCAATTGCTAATGTCAATATCTTGGAAGGAATCCGTTTCTATGTTTCTTTTGCTTGCAGCTTTGCTTTTGGTGAACTTAAACTCATGGAAGGTTCTGCAAAAATTATCTCCCTTATTGCCAGGGATGAGTCACAGCATCTCGTTTTGACTCAAAAGATTTTGAAGAAGTGGGCAGACGGTGATGATCCTGACATGCAAGTGATTGCAATGGAAGAGAAGGAAACTGTTCGTCAGATGTTTGCTGAGGCAGTTAAAGAAGAGAAAGAGTGGGCAAACTTTTTGTTCACCGAAGGTAGTATGATTGGTCTTAACGAGAGACTGCTTGGTCAATACGTTGAATGGATTGCTAACCGTCGCATGAGATCTATTGGTTTGAAACCACTGTATGAAATCCCTGCCAAGAATAATCCTCTACCTTGGACTGAGCATTGGTTGAACTCTAAGGGTCAGCAGAACGCCCCACAGGAGACGGAGATCGAATCCTATGTGGTCGGTGGTATCAAGCAGGATGTGGAGAGTGCTACGTTTGCAAACTTCCAACTCTGATGAGTAAGAAGTCATGGAAGCATAAGAAGAGGATCCCCTGCAACCCAGTCAAGTCTATTGGGGATCACATCAAATTCTTAGGGGAGTTGAAGAGGGATCTTAAAAAACGAGGAACTAGGATGCGAAAAAGAGACTTGACATTATAAATATTATCGGGTACACTGTATCCATCGTTCACTGATCAGGACTCTATATCCTGATTGGCGCAAGTAAATCGCGGAACGGAGCCGTTCATCCCATGCTAGAATTATTATTCTATTCAACACTCACTTGCGCTCAGGCCGATGCAATTATGTTTCGGATGAGAACAAATGAGAATATTCCTCCTGAATATAAGGTGGAATTGATTGAGGTCATGAAGGAATCTACACCTGATTGCTACCCTTGGGACGCATACGATTGAAGGAACGGGGTCTAAACACCTCACTTTCAGGAGTAAATCCATGGCACAAGTCACTTATCGTGGTGTCTCATACGACACCGAGCAGTACAAAGAAAAGATCATTGCTGAGCAAACTGCTAAGCAAAGATTCGATCTCATGTATCGCGGCACCAGAGTCAACCGTAAGGTTGTAACTGACGCCAAAACTGCTTGAACGAATTGAATACCAGGACCCAACGTTGGGTCCTTTTTCTTACATTACCGAGGTTACAATGAAAATCTTTTTGGATAGTAGTGATGTTAATGAAATCAATAAGGCATTAGAAACGGGTCTTATCGATGGTGTAACTACTAACCCTACTTTGATGTTGAGAGCAGGGCGTGATCCTGACGAAGTGCTTGAAGAAATTTCGGACATGTTCCCTTGGACAGCATCTATCTCAGCAGAAGTCTCTGGTAATACAGAACAAGAAATGCTGGCAATGGCAGATGCATATATTCAGATTAATCCAAACATTACAATCAAAGTTCCTTGTAATGTAGAAGGTCTTAAAGCATGTAAGACTCTCTCAGATAATGAGATTGATGTCAACGTGACTCTTATCTTCTCCACTGCACAAGCAATCCTTGCTGCCAAAGCAGGTGCTAGATATGTATCACCCTTTGTTGGTAGATGCAATGACAATAGTGTCAGTGGTGTTGAACTGGTACGTGCAATTGCAGGTGTCTACGCTACTCATCGTATTGAGACTCAGATCCTTGCTGCATCACTTCGAGATGTGCATCACGTCTCCCGTTGCTTCCTGTATGGTGCTCATGTAGTTACCATGCCCCCAGCAGTATTCTGGAAGATGTATGATCATGTATTGACTCGTGAAGGGTTGGTTCAGTTTGAAAATGACTGGGCAGAAGTGGAACGATTTATCAGGGAGCGCCATGGCGATCAGGAGACAATGGAATATTGATTCTGACAATCCACACCCCACTGCATATCTCAGACTGATCTCTGATATGGAGGGGTGTTGTCAGATCCTAGGTGCTCTGGTAGGTGATGAGCATGAGGATTATAAGTATATACGAGAAGCGTGTAATCGCTACTACAAAATATACTATAAGTACAAGAAACATTATGCGGCCACAGAGTGCGAAAGCAAAGGGACGTAGGTTCCAGCAGTGGGTAAGAGATATGCTCATTGAGCATAGAGATATTCACCCCGAAGACATTGAGTCTCGTAGCATGGGTGCTGGTGGTGAAGACATTATGATGGCACGAGATGCTAGACAGAAGTTTCCATTCAGTATCGAGTGTAAGAATGTAGAGAAACTCAATGTCTATGATGCATACGATCAAGCGTGTGCAAACTCAGGAGATAATACTCCTATTCTTTTCATGAAAAAGAATGGAAAGAAACCCCTTGCGGTTGTAGATGCTGAATGGTTTATTAAAAATGTTTACAATTCCAATTGAAAAATTCACGGTACCTGACTGGGATAAGTGGAAACCTATAATCTTATCTCAGTGTGATGAGAACAGTCCCCAAGCAATTATCCAGGACGGACGAGTATCTCTACACGAAATGGATACCGACTACCATGATTTAGTTAGAAAGAAAGTAATGCCCAAATATTATTGGGATGTTATGGATGCTTGTGCTCCTATCGTAGATCAAGTGGGAGAGGAAACAGGTTTAAATATGCAAAAGGTAGTAGCAATGTGGCACCAAACTACCAGTAATGGTAAGTTTCATGGTGTTCATAACCATGGACCTGTTGGTATCACTGCTGTTCTGTATGTAGATTTTGATCCCAGAGTACACAAAGCAACTACATTCATTGCACCCTTCACTAACTTTATTAATGGTGAGGTTATTGATTTTATGCCTGATGTAGAGGAAGGTGATGTTGTATTCTTTCCATCATATCTACATCACTTACAGGAACCTAATTTCTCTGATGTGTCCAGGACTATCATCTCATGGAACGTGATGGGTAAAGAGATGATACCACACAACATTGTGCCACGCATCCAACTGCAACAGGGCGGTTGACATCAGAGTCATCCTGCTATATATTAGTATAGTTCTGGACTTAGAGCAACCCATGGATGACTATCTTGACTCAGAAGATTTCTACATGTTAGAACTTCTGATTGACGAACTCCATGAACATGTGGAGGAGGGTGCCGACCTGGCAGCACATGCAGTTAATGAAAGGATCAAATCCATCTATGAATTATCGTGATCGTTATGTTACTGTTGAACTGACTGACGAAGAGTTCCAACAGATCAATGATATTGTTTCAGAACATCAGAATTTTAAGGCAACAGAAATAGAGAACGTTAGAGAGTGTGAAGTCGCCTTCATTGACTCTGAAAAACTCTATGATATTGTCATGTCTTATGCTACTCGTGTGAATGAAGCAGCGAATTGGTTTTTTGATCTAGACTTTGTTGAACCCTTACAGGTAACAAAGTATAGTGAAGGACATCGTTATGACTGGCATCAAGATGAATCTGAATGGCATCCTTTCAAAAGGGAAGTCGGCAAGATTCGTAAGATATCATTCACTCTCTTACTGAATGATGACTTTGAAGGTGGTGAGTTTCATCTAATCAATCAAGAAGTCCCCTTGAAGTCAGCATACATGATCTTTTTTCATTCAGATGATCTACATATGGTTGCTCCTGTAACCTCAGGCACTCGTCTATCTCTTGTGGGATGGATCCAAGGACCTGCTTGGCGTTAATTTCATGACTCAGTAGCTCAGTGGAATAGAGCAACTGCCTTCTAAGCAGTCGGTCGTAGGTTCGAGTCCTACCTGAGTCGCTAGGGGTTACGCCCCCCTAACACAGTAGAATAAGTAGGAGAGAGACGATCATGACGATCCAATCTAGATTTGCAAACTCTTTGCAAATCCTTCGCGATGCTGCCAACGGAGACATCTCCCTGGAAATTCAGTATCCTCATCTGTTCTCACAAGTCTGTCGCTTTTATGAAAATAAAGGAGTCAGGTTCTTTGGTTCAGATGTTGAAGAAGATTATGCCTATCTTATTGACCACCTTATAGCAGATAATGTACTTGTATAAATGAAACTATCCCCAGAACCGATACTATATGATGGTCGCTTAGCATATCCTCGTACTGATTTTATCTACACAGAGAAAATTGATGAGAGTGTTGTTGACGGCATCGTTGACTTCTATCATACTCAAACTATGTTTGAGAAGTGGCCTGGGGAGACTATTGATGATAACGGTGGTGGAATGGTAAACACTGCTATCAAAGATTCCATAGACAATCCTGTCTTCATTGGAATTACTGATAGCAGGGTTCGTGACTTCACTGGGGAAGTAAATCGTGTAGCGAATAACTATGTCGATCGCTTCCCTTTGTGTGCCAAGACAAACATCTGGAAGATGGAAGAGTTCTTCAATCTTCAATACTATAAACCTGGTGGTGGTTACCACATGTGGCACTGTGAAAGACAGTCATCGAGTAGATCTAATACTTATAGACACCTTGTCTGGATGACGTTCTTAAATGATGTGCCTGATGGCGGTACCGAATGGTTCCATCAAGATCTATATGTTCCTGCTGAAAAAGGTTTGACTGTCATCTGGCCTAGCGACTGGACTTATACTCATAAGGGTCGCCAATCAGACACATCAGAGAAACTGATCGCAACAGGGTGGTATCATTTCCTATAACGTGCTATCATATGCCTAGGTTATCTCACCAATACATGAAACCGATTGTTCTCCTGGAACGCTTTCCCTATCGCTATGTTGAGACAGGTGTTCTCGACAATGGCACTCCCGACCTTCGTATTCAAAAGACAGATGCTCGTACTGGAAAGTACCAAGACATGTATCTTTGTGACAATGCCATGCAGATGAGCACAGCAATGGATGACTTTGAATACACAAAATGGTTGGACCCAGCAGGTGTTCCCTGCTATGTTAAAGACAATGTAAAATCACACTTGGACACTGATCTATGAGAGACGTTCGTAACGAATTCGACAATGCAGTCTACGCATTGCGTGGTGCATTGAAAGCAGCGATTGATGATCCCACATTCAATCGTAATAGTCTGCAAGAGATGTGGAGACACTACCAAGGTGTTCAAACCATCGCTGAGGGGATTCCAGACGCCTCTGAGAGTGCGTATAATTTTGATAGCAGTTCTCTCTATCCAGAGGAGTTTGACTATCCTTCCCCTACTGTTCAAGCAGCACAGGGAAATGTTGAAATCAATACAGGTTTTGGGCAGGACGTGATCACGTTCTCTTGACAACTTTTAAGATTTCCTATATATTATGACTTGTTGCAAAACTTTACAATCATGACTGTTACTACGAACGAGCAAGGCCAACAGAATATGTTTGCCAAAGAACCCCAGATGTATATCTCTCAGACTGATGCTGAGCGTTATGGATATGAGACTTATGCCGAACGTGCTGAAAAACTGAATGGTCGTACAGCAATGCTTGGATTTGTCGCTGCAATTATTTCATATGCTACCAGTGGTAGTGTATTTTTCTTTGGTGTTTTTGGTTTTTAAATGAAAACTTATACAGAAGAGTCCCTAATGGAGACAGTTGCTGCTCTTGGATGGGACGTGAGATATGATACCATCGTGGTTGAGGTCGGAGGCACTGTTGTCTCTGGCATTGAACAACCCGAAGGTTATAATAAGAAGTGGGCATCCCAATACGGTACTCGTAAATATAATAAGGACGCCTTCATCGTTCTTAAAAATCTATCTAGAAATGATGACACTAAGTCTCAACCCATGGATAGAGAACATAACCCTCACCATAAGGGCAACTCATGATCATCCCAGAAGTTAGTTTCAAATACAAACAAGGGGGATCCTCTTGGGTTGATATCGATACTCATCATTTATTTGATGGTAAGCGTAGTGTAGTATTCTCACTACCTGGTGCGTTCACACCTACGTGCTCGAACAAACAACTCCCTTCATACGAAGAACTTTATCCTGAGTTCATGAAGTATGTAAGTGAAGTATATTGTTTGTCAGTTAATGACTCCTTTGTCATGGACGCTTGGTTTAAACTAAGTGGAATCCAAAATGTAAAACCAATCCCTGATGGTTCTTGTGAGTTCACTAGCGCCATGGGAATGGCAGTGAACAAAGCAAACCTAGGGTTTGGATACCGCTCTTGGCGATATGCTATGGTGGTAAATAATGGAGAGATCGAAAGGATCTTTGAAGAACCTGGGAAGATTGGTCTGTGTCCAGCAGACCCATATGAAATCTCAACACCTCAAAACGTACTCAATTATCTCAAAGAACAATGAACGAAAACGCAGAACGCATCAACGGTATGGCAGCAATGATCGGAGTGGTCGCTGCCCTTGGAGCATATGCTCTGACAGGACAAATCATTCCTGGAATTTGGTAGAACTAAATAAATCTGTGTTCGGCACAGATAAATGGAGAGATACGCATTAGAACGTAACCTGAATGGTAGATGGATTCGATTGAACCACTACAATAATCTCAGTAAATTAAAGGCAGAGTTTTACATTTATCTCTGTACAAAAATGAGTATCTCTCACACCTGTAAACAAGAACTACGTTGTGTATCACTATGATTGAAGATTGGAGATACAATCCTGAGCGCCTAGACGATAGGCGTTTTTGTTTGGCAGCACTTGTCATGCATGGGTGCGAACTCAATAGAAAAGTGTATGAATTCTGTCATGACTTCACATCTAGTGGTGCATGTCAAGGTATGCTTAGTAAGTTCCAAGATGTGAATGCTTCTGCTGAGGCATTTCGTGAGGTCCATGACGCATATCAAACCTGGTTAGTCGAAACCGACATGGGGACAGATTATGTACTGGTCCAGCAAGAAGGGGTTGACAAAATCGGTTAAAGCCTATATATTATACAAATGATCAGCAAACGCTGACATCCACGACTGCCGCTTGACCGAGACTAGGCAGATCAATCCGTCTCTCATACCTATATCTAAGGGTGATATAGGAATAGTAAAACCATCATTTCCCTGATGATCTTACTTTTTTCAATACAATGGCAACACTTTCAAGGCAACAACAATCTACCTCTACGTGGGAATCTTTCTGCGAGTGGGTAACCTCCACCAACAACCGCCTCTATGTCGGTTGGTTCGGTGTCCTGATGATTCCAACTCTGTTGGCAGCAACCATCTGTTTCATCGTAGCATTCGTCGCTGCTCCCCCTGTGGACATCGACGGCATCCGTGAACCCGTCGCTGGTTCACTCATGTATGGTAACAACATCATCTCTGGTGCAGTTGTACCATCTTCCAACGCAATTGGTCTTCACTTCTATCCCATCTGGGAAGCCGCATCGCTTGACGAGTGGCTGTATAACGGTGGTCCTTTCCAACTTGTAGTCTTTCACTTCCTCATCGGCATCTATGCATATATGGGACGTGAGTGGGAACTTTCCTACCGCCTGGGCATGAGACCCTGGATCTGTGTAGCATACTCTGCACCAGTTGCAGCAGCATCCGCAGTATTCCTCGTCTATCCTTTCGGTCAAGGTAGTTTCTCCGATGCTATGCCTCTTGGTATCTCTGGTACTTTTAACTACATGCTTGTATTCCAAGCAGAACACAACATCCTTATGCACCCGTTCCATATGCTCGGTGTTGCTGGGGTATTCGGTGGATCTTTGTTCTCTGCTATGCACGGAAGTCTCGTTACTTCCTCACTTGTTCGTGAAACGACTGAAACAGAGTCACAGAACTACGGTTACAAGTTCGGACAAGAGGAAGAGACATACAACATCGTTGCTGCCCACGGGTACTTCGGTCGTTTGATCTTCCAATACGCATCATTCAACAACTCACGTTCATTGCACTTCTTCCTTGCTGCATGGCCTGTTGTTGGCATCTGGTTCACCGCACTTGGTGTCTCCACAATGGCATTTAACCTCAATGGATTCAACTTCAACCAGTCCATCCTCGACGGACAAGGACGTGTCCTCAACACCTGGGCAGACGTGCTCAACAGAGCAGGTCTCGGAATGGAAGTCATGCACGAAAGAAACGCGCACAACTTCCCGCTCGATCTTGCAGCATCTGAGTCCACACCTGTGGCCTTGATTGCTCCTTCTGTCGGTTGATTTTAACTCCTAATTTGGAATAAATTAGGATTTAATAAGGAAAATCTTTATTAAAGGAAACCCACTAAACCTTTAATAAGACCACCTCCTAAACTGACCACCTCTGCTTGACGGGGGTGGTTTTTTATTGTATAATGACTACAAGTAAAACAAACACATGAAACTCTGGATGCTTGGTAATCGTCTCACCACAGAGACCTATGAAAGACAAAGATTTGTTGAAGAATCAG